GCGCTGCACATCGGTCTGGTGCTGTAGATTCAAGGTCAAAGCTGCAATTTGTTGTTGCAAGTCGGCAACCATCTTTTGGCTGGCCATCAACTGCATTTGGACCTGTGGCGGAATGTCCGATTTCTCATCAATCTTAGCTAATGGGTTCATCGCGGCTAGGCGGTCAGCAATCACATCTGCGCCTGGGAAGTCCATGTTGCGGAATACGAGGTCACCCGCAGCTTGGAATAGTTCAGGGTTAGCTTGTAATAGCGGAACCATAGACTCGACTGCCTCTTGGCGCTTGCTTTGGTAGCCTGGGCCAGTATCCATGTAAACATCGTATTCGCCCACGGTTACATCATTCAATATCTTTTCTGTACCGCTTTCGTCCACGGCGCGCTGGTTAATCGTAACCATTTCGGGCTGGTTATCGTAACCAATAATCCGCATGACCCGCTCTTTATCGTAAATCTTGGGGATTAGGTCTAGGATTACGCGCCCAGTTTGCTTGAGGGAACGGGTCAGATTGTCGTAATAATGGAAGTTCGACATATCAATCTGCATCTGCTGGCCACGGATTGCCTTACCAGACATATTGCCTTGAGCCATCATATTTGGGTCAAATATCCCAACTACGGTTTGCAGGTCATTATTGATAGCGCTTGTAGCCTCAACGATTCCAGCAGCTGGTGGCTCTGGTTGCAGTCTTGTTGGCTGGGGCGCGGGTTGTCCCTCAATGTCTTTTTGCTTGTAACGCAATACGGGCGTGGCCTTGATGTTAGCCAAGTTCCATTCATTCTCATGGCCCTCGTCTTGACCCTCTGCCAATAGCCATTTAGCCTTGGGCGCGAGAGCCACCGACTCGGTCAGAGCGGTTCGCCAATAGTTGTACATCCGCTGCGGGTCTTTAGCCATACGCACAATGCCGTACTTCTTGCGCTTATCGTCAACCACTAATTGCTGGCCATAAACGGGAATAATGGGAATGTACTTACCAATCCAAGTAGATTCCTCAAGGATTTGTAAGCCTGTCAGCTTGGCCCATTTGATGGTCTTGCGCATGGTTTCACGCTCGGCAACCACCTCAATACCTGCTGCCATCATCATTTCATCGCTGGGCGCGTCCTCTTTATAGACTTGCGTACCGTCTGAAAGCATGAGCAATTTGGTCTTTTTGCGCTCGGTATACCACCATTCAGCTATGCGAATGTCATCTTTCATAATCCAATCGGCATCCGCATCGCCAGTTCCACGCATATTGAAGTTGCCGCCATCGTCTGCGTTAGGGTATTGGGCCTTAAATTCCTTTTTGCTCATTACCTCAGTAATTAGGCAGCATTCGGCATCTGAGCCGTCTGGCATCTGACTGTTGGGGTCAAAATACACGGTAAATGGGTTGGCAATGGGCTTAATGTAGATTTCCTGATCAAACGAGTCTGCCCGTGTGTAATCGGTAAGAACTCGCCAGTAACCCCAACCCATGCGCACGGCAAACTCAAAAGCCGTATCGTAAGCGGTGTCTGCGTCTGAGTTGACCTCAATATGCTTAAAAATGCCTGTCAGGATGTCCGCAACCTTGGCATTGGCAGCCGAATTCATCGAGTGAGCCTTCATGCGGGGTCTGGCTTGGCGTTGCTGGTTACAGACTTGGCGAATAAACCCATCAAGTTTGTTAATCGTTAAGCAAGGTCTTGCCTCAAGGTTTCGAGAGTTTTGTACCTCTACTGGCCATTGATCCCCAGAGGAGAATTTAAGGTCATCCAGAGCATCCTGGCGGTTGTAAGAGTCCGCATCATTAGCGAATCTTAAGAATTTCTGTGCGTCTTGTATACGCTGGTCGTTTGCCATAATCATCCCATCCATGATCCAGCCGGTTGATACGCGGCTCGTTTTACTACCGATTTGCGGGGCTCATTCACCACTAAACCTAGATATTTAAACGCGTCTGCACCGTGGGAAAATATGTCATGCAAGGGCGTTTTACTAAATTGCTTGGTATCTGGGTCCACATCATATCGGTAATGTCTTAAACATTGTAATCCTTGATGGCAATTTTCTCTATCAAAATAACACTTGTTGAATATTGTTCTGGCTGCATTAATAGAGTCCGCAGTTGGCGTTCTTGGCACAATCTGCACCTTGTAACCTGCTGCCCTGACAATGTCGGCAATCGAGCGACCAGCAGCTGCCAGAGTTGAGTTCTCAGCATCATGCGGTAGCCAAATGGTGTCGTAGTGATAGCCAAACTTCTGCATCTCGGCCATGTAATAGGACATGGTCTTTTGACTGTCCTCAATGTATCGAATTAATCTGATTTCAAACCCAATGAACTGCACAAACCAGATGGCCGTATTGTCCGCCCAGCCAAGGTCAAAAACGGCATGAACGCCTTTCATTTGCTCGTAAGGGACTTTGGTAATTCGTCCTTCTAAATCTGCAAGGGTAATCTCGTTGGCAAACACCGCACCGTCCACGGTCTTACGGCAGATGCCCTCCCAGACGGTGTTGTAGGCCTCAGTATCTCGCATCTGGAGGTTATCTTTCTCCTCCCGCAAGGTCTGTGGGAACCAAGGGTTATCGCGCCAGGTAATCTTTTGCACCACCGCATTGGTAGGCGGCGAGATAACGAACCGTTGGTAGGTGTCATCGGTCTCAAGTTCAGGGTTAAAGGTAATCCATATCTCGGAGTTGTCCTTACGAATGGTCGGAATTAGGACATTCCAGCTAGTTTTAGAAACAGTCTGCGCCTCCTCAACCCAACAAATATCAACGCCCTCAAAGGATTTGACATTGGTAATATTGTTTTTAAGGCCAATAAAAAAGAACTCAGAGCCATTCTTACCGCGAATGCTGGTCTGGGTGACCTCGTAAAACGACTCTAATCCAAGACTGTCAATCTGGTCTGTCAGTAATTTGTGTACAGAATCTTTGATAGAGACCTGAAACTCACGGGCGCAAAGGATGCGAATGGGGTCTTTTGCTGCCTTAATTAGTAATGCCCTGGCAACTCCCCAAGATTTAGCGCCACCGCGCCCACCATAAAGAATCTTGTATCGTTTGGGCTCAAACAAAAAAGCCAGTTTTACGGGGAACTCTGCGTTGGCTACTGCTTTATCTAAAGTCTCAAGCATCTTGTGGTTTTACAAACATGACCTGAATGCCAGACAAAAGCGGAGTTCCATCGGTATTTTCCATCTGATTGATCTGCACGGCCTTACCATCCAACCGGTCAATGACCTCTTTCACGGCCCACGCCTCGCCTTGTTCAGCTTGTGTGATCAGCTGCTTAACAATGTTTTCCAGCTTTTGAGGTTCTTGAGTCAGCACCTTGCGGAGCCTGTCATAAAACATCTTGCCCTTTACGGCATTAGAATTTCCTATCGGTGCGGCCATAGTGATTAACTCAATCAATAAGTTCCAGTTACATAATAATAAATCGTTTCTTGTTGTTTGTGTTAATCTTATGGTGTAAACTGTTTACTCTAATGGAGGAGTTATGGACATAATCAAATCGGAGTTCTGGCATATCCTACAAAAACATATAGCTTTGAGAAAGAGCCAAGATGAGCGCAAATGAGATGGCAGATGATTTGGATAAGTTTGGCCAACTGTTTAAGGATGTGGCTGCAATGCTGCGCCACCAAGATGCTGAAATACAGGTTTTAAAACAAAAGTACAAGCAAGAATTTGAATATGTAGAAAAGTTGTTAAAAGAACAAAAAAGCTAATTTCTTATTTTTTTATCATTTCGGACAATTTAGACATCTTCTTTTTCTTGCTTGCAGCCTCACGCTTAACCGAGTACGCAATAGCCACGGCCTGCTTAACTGGCTTGCCCGCAGCAATCTCAGCTTTGACATTCTTTTGGAATGCCTTTTTGCCAATGTCTTTAATGAGCGGCATTACTTTTTCTTCGCAGTTTTAGCCGATTCTTTAAATGCTTTGGCAGTTGGCGCGCCCTTGGTGCCTGGGCTACGCATCTTCTCAGGAGTCTTTCCAGCAGCCTTTTGGCGCTCGATCCTCTCCCTTTTAGCGTGAATATTGGCATACAAGCCGGGTTTAGCTGCCATTGTCTTTTTCCTTGTCAATTTCTATCAGTAAGGCATCAATAATCGCAATTGCGCCCCGTTGTTGCTGCACCCGCTCTAAAGCCGCTTGAAGTTCTAGTACGGATGCCTGCCTCAACTGTAGTAAATAGTCTTTAGTAATCACTATGCATTAAAATTAGCGGCAGTTGCAGCTAACAGGTAATAGTCACTACCAGCGATTTTGACTCGCAAACCATGCGTAATTTCGTTGACATTGGTAATTGTGCCTGTAGCAGCCAATTTAGCGCCTGCTACGGTTACACCAGCTAAATTCAATAAGTAACCATTAGTGTCTACGGTTGCAGCACCTGTGCCATTAACACTGGCATAAATAAGGGCAGTTGTTGTTCCAGTAGACGCACCAGATGCGCAATTTAATTCAATTTCAACTGGGGCATAGTTACCAGCAGATGTTCCAGCCGATAGCGTCATTTCAGCTAAAACGGCAGAGCCCAAGCCAGTAGTACGGCCAGAGGTTCCATATACAACTTCACCTTTAAGGGCGTTTGAATAACTACCAAGAACCGAGTTAATGGTTGTTAAAAATTTTGCGCGACCACCAACTCCGCCTGCACCGGTCATCGTAGTGCTAACCAATACGGGCTCAACGCTAGTTGAACCATCGGTACTGGCCGAGGTTGTGGTGATGTCGAGGTCTCCACCAGTTAGGTCAAGTCCGCCCTGAAATTCGGTTGCGCCCGTGACAATAAGACTATCAAACTGTGGGTCGGCGTATGCTACGCCAATCGATTTACTATTTGCCATGATTA